GGACGAGTACAAAATCCCGAGCAAAGGCGTAAGTCCGGACCGGATCGAGAATGAATTTGTAACTTTTGTGCAACGCGTGATGGGTGATTATCCTGGTGTTCGCTTGACTTATGCTTTTTGTGATCGACCGGAAACGATAGTGAACGGGATCAGAAATGCGATTGAAAAAGCAAGAATACCGCTGAAAGTCGTCATGGCACAAAAAGAGGAGATCAATACCAGAATCTATGCACAAGAAAAGATGCTGAATTTGGGATTGATAAAGATTCTGAGCAAATGCCAAATGTTGATATTCTCCCTGAAAAATCAGGTTTGGGATGAATCAAAAAAAGGCGCAGACGTCCGGCTTGATAATAACCCAGATATTGCTGACGTAGCGGATGCATGGGAATATTCGTTTGAAGCGTTTATTGATGAGATAGGAGTACGACAATGAACCAAAAACAAGCAGTAGAAGCAATAAGCAAACTAACAGGGCGGGATATCGTTGTCTCGCCGATGTACGGCAAAATCAACGAATGGCGGGAGTGGCTGGAAGGCAACGTTAAAGGGTTCCACGAATACTATCAAAAGACGAACTTATCAAATAACCATTTCACGAAACTTAAACGGCACAAAACAAACATGCTGCTGAAAGGCTCTGAAGATTGGGCGTCGATCCTGCTGAACGAAAAGACCCAAATCATTATTGAGGATGAACCTTCGCAACGTTTTGTCATGGGTGATGACCAGATCAGCGGCGTTTTTGGTGAGAATGATTTCTGGCGTTGTGCGAATGAGAACATCGCAACGTCACGGTGGTCCGGGACAGCAGCTTTTGAGGTGTTTGTTCGGGATATGGTGGTAACGGAAGCGGACGGGCGGCTTATATCAGGCGACGGTATCGGAATCAACTACCTTTCAGCTGATCAGATTATTCCCGTAACGTATGACAACGGGATTGCGCGGGAAGTGGCGTTCATATCGGATTTGACGCGGAATGGAAAAACGTTCCAGCAAGTATCATTCCATTACCTCGAATTTGGACTGTACACGATTCTCCAGTTTACGATTGACGATAATGGCAAGGTGCTTCCGGATTCGCAGAGTACCATCAGAACGGGAAGCCCGATGCCGTGGTTCAGTCTGATTCGCAAGTCCGGCGTGAACGTCCATGACTACAATTCACCGCTTGGCGTGTCAATCATCGACGGAAACGAAGATGTTCTCCGCGGGCTGGATTACGCGTTTGACAACTTCGTCACGGACTTCAAACTGGGCAGAAAAATGGTGCTGATGAACAGATCCATGTTCGCGCAGGACGACGACGGAAGTTTAGTATCACCGCAGGAAGCAGGCGCGCAATTATTCATCAACGCTGGCGATAAGCTATTGAACGGCGAACTGTATCAAGAATACAACCCATCCCTCCGTGTTCAGGAGAACTCCGAAGCTCTTCAAAAAATGCTGGATATGTTTTCGTTCAAGATCGGATTTGGAACAAAGCACTACCAATTTCAAGGTGGAACGATCCAAACCGCAACGGAATATACCGGCGAAAAACAAGACCTTGTTCAAAACGCGGCAAAAGAAATGATCTGCGTCGAAAAAGCACTAAAAGAAGTAACCCGTGCTATTCTGTGGATCGGTCGAAACGTACTCGGCGTCGACTGCAATCCGGATGCGAAAATCACAATCATCGCAGACGACAGCTACATCATCGATCAGGACAGCGAACGCAAACGATGGCAGGAGGAGATCAAAGCGGGAATCCGGCAGCGATATGAATACCGGATGAAATTTTATGGGGAGACGGAGGAGGAAGCAAAACGAAACGTTAAACCGACGATTGCTGAACTTCTTGAAGGGAAAGCGCAGGGTGTTGTATCCGATCGGGAGCTGCGTCAATATCTTTTCCCACTTGAAAGTGATGAAGAGGCTGAGCGAGCACTTGCTGAAATAAAGGCAAACGAACCGACGACTGAACAATTATTAGGTGAGTGATGCTATCCGAAAATGCATTCGAGCAGCTACCGGCGAAAATCGAACAACGGCTGACTGCGATCAATACCGAGTATCTTGAGATGATCGGCAAGCGGATCAAGGCTATCGGCACCGTCTCCGCAACGGACATTCACCGGTTGAACCAGTTGCGAGAGTTTGGATCGGACGTCGATGTGATCATCAAAAGGCTTGCTGACGCTGCTAATAAGAACGTTGACGAAATAAATCGGATATTCGAATACGTCGCAAAAGATGGATACACTGACGCTGAGATTTTCTACAAAGCGAAGAAAGTCCCATATATCCCATATTCAAAGAATACCATTCTGAGAGATTACGTTGCTGCAATTGCAAAACAGACAACGAACTCATACAAGAATCTCTCCAATACGACAGCTATCTGTTTTAGAGTGAAAAATCTGCAGGGTGAAACTGTCTATAAAGGCTTGGCAGAAACTTATAAAGAAGTGATCGACAAAGCAATTTATGAAGCTTCGATGGGATTGACTGATTACAACTCAGCCATGAGATCGACGCTGAAAGAGCTGGCAGATAGCGGGATTCGGGTGGTAGATTACGAAAGCGGATATTCAAGACGGATGGATAGTGCAGTTCGACAAAACATCCTTGATGGTATCCGTGAAGTAAATCAGGGCGTCCAACAGAAAATAGGAAAAGAGATCAAATCGGACGGCGTAGAAATATCAGCGCATTTTAACCCAGCTCCAGATCACGCACCCTATCAAGGGCGACAATACACGCATGAAGAATTTCAACAATTGAACGATGTTCTTACCAGAAGAATTGGCACGCTGAATTGTATGCATTATACCCATGAGATTATTCTTGGAATCTCGCAGTCTGCTTACAGTGAAAAAGAGCTGCAAGATATTTTAGAGAAATCGAAAGTGAAAAAGGTGTTTGACGGCAAAGAATACACTCCGTATGAGGCAACTCAACTGCAGCGAAAAATTGAAACCGCTGTTCGGGCAGCAAAAGATCGGGCTGTAATTGCGAAAGCATCCGGGGATGATTTATTGAGACGACAGGAGCAGGCAAGGATCACCCAGCTGAAAAATAAATACAAGGAGTTGAGTGACACGTTTGATTTACCGGTCAGGGCAGAGCGCATGGTAGTAAGCGGATTTCGTCCGGTGAAAGCGATCAAAAGCGCTCCGGAATATCCTCAGAATATCTTGAAATTCGAAAAAGGTATCATTTCTCAATCTTACGAAACAGCTGGGCTTTTTACGCCAGATGGAAAACTGATATTCAAAAAAGATGGGAGCAAAAATACCGTTGAATTTTTCGGTGAAGAATTCGGATATATGAAAGGAAATATCTTGACGCATAACCATCCGTCTGGGTCGCCATTTTCCGATTTTGATATTTTTACGTTCGTTCAAGCGCAGTTAAGGGAAATAAGAGCAGCCGGGAAGCAATACACGTACAGTTTTTCATACAAGAAGTATGATATAAATAAATTGTATAGTTTAGATGATTTCATGCCGGTATGGAGAGAAGCTATAACGAACACATACAATAAATTCGACCCTGAAAAACTTCCGGCGAGCGAATTTAACCATCAGTGTTTGGTGGAGTTATCTCATCTAACAGGCTGGGTTTATAGGAGGATACCATATCATGACTGAAATAATGATAAATATGGATGATTCTATAACTTTCACGGAAGAAGAGCGACGAGAAATTGCAAAATTAATTTCCGAAGGCAAAGATGAAGAAGCTGAAGCTCTCATCGCTAAAATATTGGAACGACTATTGGAACGATTCAAAAATCAAGCAATCCTTGGAAGTTGACATATAATCGAAGCATTAGTAGGAGGGGTTATGAATGAATGCGTGGAAGAGATTGACAATTGCAATGACAAATTTATCGTAGCGAAAATGATGTATAATTGTCATATACAACGAATTACAAAAAGCCGACGGGCAGAAAACGGATAGAGGAATATCATGACAGAAGAAATTAAATCAACTGCTGAAGAGCAGGATAAAACGCTAAGTGCGGACATTGAAAAATCATCTACTGCGGCAGAGCAGGAAAAAACATTCACACAGGCTGAACTCGATCGAA